TTGTCGACCGCCGCCATCACGACGTGGCGGTCGAAGAACATGTCCTTGATCCGCATGGTGATCACGCGCCACTCCCGCCCCCGACACCCGCACCGCCGGTTCCCGCGAAACCACTGCCCTTCTCCAGACCCTTGTTGAACGATGCTTCCTTCTCCTTGCGGAGTCGGCCAGACCCGATGAACAGACCGACGATGCCGGTGAGCGCGGGGAGCGCCGGCCCGAGCACGGGCAGGCCCGCGACGGTCGGCCCGACGGTGTCGAGGGCCGAGAGCGTGAGCTGTCCGAGCAGCCCGCGGATCTCGCCGGCCTTCTCGATGTTGCCTTTCCACTGAGCGCCGGTCGTCTGCGTGAGGTTGAACCAGTTCTGGTACTCAACCTCCGCCTCGTTGAGGCTCAGTGTCGACGGCAGGCCGGTGGTCTGCTGGATCGTGTTGGGTGTTTTCACCTTGACGATGTCGCCAAGGTCCAGCCCGGCGCACGACGCGAGCACGAGCGCCAGCAGGATCAGGGCACCGAGATAGACATAGTGGCGGGTGGTCAGGGCTTTCATGCACGAGTCTCCTTGGCGACCTTCGGCATGCGGCGGTCGATGAACACGTCTTTGAGGACCGACACGTCAACCTTGACGGGTCGCTGGGGCTTGTGGAACGGGTCGAAGTCGGCTGGCTTGAGCAGGCGGAATCGCTTGGGATCGCGTGCAGTGTTGGCGATGACCGACATGACCGCGGCGGCGAGCGACCAGTCGTGGCGCTGGCGGCCGTCGAGCATGGCGACCATCTCCCGCAGCGTCAGGGGCCCGGGGTCGAGGGCAAGGGCTCCGGCGCACTGGTAGATGAACTTCCAAGCGTCAACGGCTCGGGGAGGGGGGTGAGGGGGGGCACCATCCGGTTCACGAGCTTGTCCAGCTCGCCCTCGCTGGTCAGCGTTTCGATCCGCTTCTCCGTCAGGTCGCGGGCCTTGTCCAGCACCCGATTTGTGGCCTGGAGCACCCGCCCGAGGTTGGCCCGGTCCCTCGGGCTCGGGCAGAAACTGATGAGTTCATCCAGCACGGCCTGCGTCGCCGCCTCGATCGCGTCACCCGCCATCGCCTTGCCGAACTCCTCATCGGAGATCTTCGCGGCGTCGGCTTCGGGCTTGCAGATCGCGTAGACCACGTCGCAGAGCAGGACGGGATCACGGATGAACTTCTCGATAAGCGTTCCTTCGATGACCTGCATGAGGTCGACGCCTGTGAGCCCGCGCACGCGCTTGAGCGTGGCGACGTTGATGTCCACCGTCCAGGTCCTGCCCGCACCCCCAAAGTTGTCCTTGAACTGCCGCATCCGTGCCTCCAAAGGAATGAAGAGAATCGCGTCTGTTGCACAGCGGTTGAACCGCCGTTGAATACCTGTTGAACCGAATCCGCTGCCGTGCTTACGAGCCGATCCATGAAGGCGCCGTCGCCGAGTAGGTCACCTTGGCGGTCACCGACACGGTGATGGCCTCTTCAAGAGCCTCGCTTCGGCTGAAGTTGGTGATCGAGAAGTCGGCCTGAAGCCCCTGGCCCGCGGCCGCGTCGAGGATCTGCAGCCCGATCGGGTCATTGTTGAAGAAGGCGTTCTTGATGGCGGTGAACCCGGCGTCGCCGGTGTCCCAGACCATTTCAAACTCGACGCTCGCCTCCTTGAGCGTGGCAACGGTGGCCCGCCAGCCGCTGTTGGCGCGGGTGGTCACGTCCGCCTCGCCGGCCTCGAGGTTGAGCGTCACGTCGCGCGTGTTGCCGAGTGCGGTCCACGCTCCCGCGCCTGCCTGGCCGCCCGTCTTGTACTTGAGGGCGGCTTCCATGCCGAGCTTGATTGCCATCGCTGACTCCTTTTACTCGGCGCTGTGGCCGACCACGAAGACTGTCTCGCCGCCCTTGCTCTTGACCAACAGGTCCGCCAGGTTCACCCGCTCGAAGTAGTACTGCGTGCCCGGCGCGACATCGATGGGATCGGTCTTGCCGTCGGAGAGCAGCAGGTCCTGCGTGTTCTTGTGCGAGGCCGTGAGCGTGAAGGTCGCCACGAGCTTCGTCGCCGACAACGGTTTGTCACCGCCGTCCAGATCGACCTTGAAGATGATGGCATTCCTCACGCACTACCTCCGCTCGCGGTACGTCACACTCAGAACACTCGTGAACACCCGGTGCTGCTCCAGGGCCTCGGTCGACACCACCGGCTCGTTGCTGATCCCGACCCACGCCGCATCCGGGAAGCCCGGCAGCCGCTGGAACCGCAGGTGCTCGGCGATCGCTTCCACCAATGCCAGCAGCTCATCGATCTCCGCGTCGGCGTTGTCGGCGGGCAGCTTCTTCTGCACACCCACATCGACGACGTACTCGATGGCGAGGCTGTCGCGCGTGACCGGCGTCATCTGCACGGTGCGGGGCACCACCGACACCCGGAGGTCCTTGAGGTCCTCCAGCGTGAACGCGGGCTGGAACATCCGCACAGCCGCGACCGGCTGCGAGAACGGGCCGGCGCTCACGTGCGCGGCGACTGCGTCGGCGATGGCGGTGATCGTGCTCATGGGTGGCCGCCTCCCGCCGCGCTGGCTGCGGCCATGAGCCCCGCCACCTTGCCCTCCAGGTACGAGACGCGTCGTTCCATCGACTGGTAGTCAGCGCGGATGGACCGCGCCTCGCCGAGGAACTCGTCGAGCCGCTTCTCCACCTGCTGGAGCTTGGTGGTGACCACGCCCCACTGGATCGTCATCGCGCCCGCAGCCAGCACGATGGTCACGACCAGGCCCGCCCAGCGTGCCTTGGTGCCGTTGCCGTTGTAGTCCTTGCTGTCCGACATCACGTCTCCGTTGCGATGTGCTTGGTATGAATCCGAAGAACCCTGCGGTACGGGTCGCTGTACCGAAACGGCGGCTGCCCTCCGGGGGCATTGACCTCGTACACGAGCACGCTCGTTCCGACTGTCTCTCGCACCTGGTCGCCCGCTCGCGGGAGGATCAGGCCAGCACCCACATCCAGGTCTGCCGTCCGCACGAGAAAGTCCCGCGACTCCACCCGGTGGATCAGCCCCGAGTCGTCCGCCTGCTCGAACTCGGTCTTGCCGATGGTGGCGAGGACTTCCTTCTCGTCCGTGCCGCGCCGATAGACCACGCTCTTGGTCAGGTGCTGGTGACGCTGCGCGTCGAGGAACGCCGCGCCGCGATCGAGCATGTCGCCCACGGCGGACTCCTTATTGCTGCAGGCGAACGCGAACGATGGTGTCGGCGTCGACGGTGGTCTTCACCGCCTTGCCGATCAGCTTGTTCGCGCCCGCCGCCGCGTTCTTGGTGGCGTTCTGGGCGGCCGCGTCCCAGTACGTGAGCGTGCCCGCGGGGATAGCGCTGCTCGCGCCCGTGACCTTGTTGAAGTCGAAGACGCCGTTGACGGCGATCGATCCCAACTGGCCCGACTTGATCGGTGCCTGCGTGACACCGATGAGGTCGGCTTGCACCACCACCGCCCCGACGAGCACATCAGCGCCCGGGGTGTAGTCGATCGCTCCGCCTTCCTGAACGAACTTTGCTGGTCCTGAAGCCATGCCATGATCTCCATTAATTGGTGGGCCATCGATGTCGATGCCCGATTGCTGTTCGAATCCGCCGTCTGGAAGGGAAGGGAGCTCGTCGCCGAGCCCCCCGATCCCCGATTGCACTCCGGGGGGCACGGTTTACACCTCGCCCTTGCTCTTGACGCCGCCGCGCGGGTCCTGCAGGTTGACGCCGAAGTCGTGGTACCCACGCATCCGGATGCCGAGCATGTTGAAGTCGGCGTCCGAGGTCTCGACGGTCGGCGCTTCCTGGCCGTTGAGGAACGCCATCTCGATGACCGGCAGGTCGCTCGGGTCGGCGAGCAGGTACCACGCCTTGGCCGAGTTACCGGTGTAGAGCGCGTTGGAGAGGTAGCGGCTGACCTCGATGCGGAACTTGCCCTGGTGCGGGTTGGCGACTGGGAACTTGGTGTTCGCGGTCGTGTCCCGGAGCTCGACGCTCTTGTAGAGCTGCGTGCCCATCGCCGAGAGCGCCGTCGGCACCAGCATGATCGCGGGCATCACGCCCGTGGGCTTGCCGTCGGAGTCCACGAGGTCCATGAACGCGACCTCGCCCTTGGTGAGGCCGTCGATGCCGAGGGCGGCGTCGGCCCCCGACACGAAGTTCTTGTTGCCGACCGAGAAGAACGCGGCGTTGTTCATGAACGCCGTCCAGAAAACATCATTGATCTTCAGGCCCGAGCCGCGGCCGAGCTTGCGGGGGACCGTGGTGATCGCGCCCATGTCGTCGTTGATGATGTCGCGGCGGTCGATCGTCAGCATCAGGCCGTAGGTGTCGGCCTTGTTGGTGTAGGTCTCCTCGCCCAGCGTGCCCTGCTTGAGCTCGCCGCCGGGGGCCACCTGCTCGTACTGGTCCTTGCCGACCAGGCGGTAGCTGGTGACGGTCTTGAAGTCCGACACGTTGCGGACGGCGCAGATGTTCCGCCAGACCCGCTCGACACTGAAGAAGCCCTCGAGCAGGAACTTGTTGGCGACGTTGGAAAGGATGCCGCCCACATCGATGGTGGTCATGCCCGCCTCAATGCCGCGACCGAACGCGGCCTCAAGCACGCGGCGGCTGTCGCGGAACGTCCGGCCCGTGTAGCCGTTGGCGATCGCGGCCTCAAAGAGCAGTTCCTGCAGGCCCAGCCCGCCCTTGAACCGCTTGGCAGCGATGTCCAGCGCTTGCTCCGAACAAACCTTCTCGACGCCATCGAGCTTGGCGCTCTGGTAGCAGGCGGCTTCCAGAACCTCGCTGGTCACGCTGTAGTCAACAGCTTGACCACTCGGGGCCTTCGGGCGATCGGCGCGGAGGACCTCGAGCTCGGTGCGCGTGGCGTCCCAGTTCTCGCGGATGGCCTGGGCCTCAATCTCCGTGTGCTTGACGCCGCACACCTTGCGGATCGCGGTGATGCGAGCCGTCTCAGCGAGGGCTGCGGCGCGGATCTGCTCGGG